TTTTGTAAACTGACAAGACTCAGATCTTTCCCACTCAAAATTCCAACCAGCTTCTCTATTAGCTTGGTGCACATAAGGATGTAATTCTTTGTATATCCAAGTATCATTTAGCCAAACTAAATCAGACTTTCTTTTCCTTTGTAAGTTTTTAACTTCTTCTTTATTTAATTCTTTATCACCATAGCCGCTTGTTCTAGCCATAACTTCTTTTTGTGATTTAGCATATTGTATTACTTCATCACAAAATTTAGGTGTTAACACACCACTAAAATACCAGTAGTAATTAGATATATTCATAAGTTATTGTTTGCACAAAATTTAAACTGTCCTTTTGATTGTTAGTTAAGTAATACATATTAGTTGATGGAAACATAATAAACATATTATTTTTAAGTTCTATATCCCAAGATCTACCTTTACGTCTATTATCTTCATAATGTATTCTAACCATACAGTCTTTGACTTTTACACCATAGAGTAATGTATAATCTGGTGAGTTACGTAGATCTACAGGATCTATATTTAATAATGGAATTGTAATCTCTTGAGGTTTATAGATGTTACCCCACGTTTCTTTGTTAACTAAAGTAAAATCATAGTCTAAATTTATATGGTCTCTCATATAAGTGTTCAACATATCGAACGTTCGTGAGAATGGAAAAGGTGAATCTGTAATTTGTGATTTTAAAATGTCGCCTGATAATTTATCTCGGTCAATGTCCCAATCTTTAGGCATTGCCACATCACCGTAATATAGAGCTTGCTCTGTTAATACTTTCTTCTGCATACCACCACCATTTTTAATTTATGCTTTGCTATCTGTCAAGTCCCAAGTCTGTCCAGCTTCATTCCACTCATAACCCCACCTATGAGTATCAGCTGTATTTTGTGATTCTTGTTCTGCAGTTAATGCAGGAGCATCACCAATTGGTGATTTCCAAGATGCAGTTGTAGTATCTTTTACCCAAGATGCATAAGGTTTTTTAGGCCAAAAAATATTATTATCTTCATCCCATTCATAACCTATACCTGCGTAGTTTCCTCTAAATGCTTTTGAATCGTCACCTGAATTATGTTTATTGCCTGATGTATTGTAAGATGTTTGAATCCACATTTGTGCAGGCCAGTTGTTATGTGTCTCTAACCACTGTTGACCTACTGTTTCATCTTCAACACCATCAGCATTCAGCATCTTATCATTATCCATAGTTAACACTTGGATAACTTTACTGTTAGCTCCTAATTTTGCAAAATGTGCCATAATGTTTCTCCTTATATATTAATTTTAATTACCTTTCAACTATGCAATTTTATATCTTATTATTACTACTCCTGAACCACCAGCACCTGAAACACCAACTGCTCCACCAGCGACACCACCTCCGCCACCGCCTCCACCTCGATTAACAGCGGCATCAGAACCAGAAGGAGTAGTACCCCCTGCTGCACCAGATCCACACGGACTTCCAGCACCTGCTGATAATGATCCACCACCAGAACCTCCGCCACCTCCAGAGTATCCTACAGGTGAATTTGAAATATTTGTTGTTGCTCCAGCCCCACCTCTACCTGATGTAGGAGCACTTGCTTGATTTTGTCCAATTTCTGTAGCTCCACCGCCACCACCTGCACCACCATTTCCTCCTGGATGACACCCACCTACTCCACCATTAAAACCTTGTGCAGGACTAACAGGAGGTGTATTTCCTGTACCTCCGCTTACACCTGATGGAATACCACCACCGGTTCCTCCACCTGAACCTCCAGGTCTTCCGTTAGTGAGAGGAACGTTATTTCCCCCTCCACCGCCGCCACCACCACCAGCGCTTGTGACTGTAGCAAGAATTGAAGCACTTCCATCATTACCTTGTAATTCTGGAGTTCCTTGTTGTGTAACTGCAGAACCACCTCCACCAACAGTAACTGGAGTTGTTCCTGCTGCAATAGTTATAACTGATGATCCACATAATGGAGACGCTGTATAAGGTGTAAGAGATGATTTTAATTCTCTAAATCCTCCACCTCCGCCACCGCCATTACCATTTCCTGGATTTCTTGCACCGCCAGAACCACCACCTGCAACCACTAAGTATGAAATATCATTTCTTTGCGGTGCAGTTTCTGAAACTCTGTTAACAACAAAACTACCTGGACCTGTAAAAGTGTGTATTCTACAAGTTGGAGTATTAGTTATTGTTCCTCCTGTAGCACATATAAATTCTGATGCACTAGCATCGGTACTATTTCCTGTATCTGTTGTAATCCAACCTTTAGTAGAATCAACAAAAACTAAAGTTATGGCTGCTCCTTCTACATTGACTGTATAATCATCAGTTGACCCTTCTATTTTATCTGAACCATTTTGTTTTAATATAATATTATTTGTGTCTGCTGTGTTTGCATAATCTGATACAGCAATAACTGCTCCAGCAGTTCCAGCTGGTAAAGCAACATCAACTTCTCCTGAAGTTGTATCTACAAAATAACCCTCACCAGCCACTGCTGTAAAATCTGATGTTTTAACTGTTGTGTTCCAAGAAGCTGAACCTGTTGCACCAAAACCTGATGCAGTACCAGAATTTGTGATGGATACACCAGCAGGAATTGTGAATGTATCTCCACTATCTCCTAACGTGGTTGTACCACACGCTGTTCTTGGACTAATTTTATTTACTTTTATTTCACTCATAATTTTTATCTATTGAAATTTGTACCTTATTATTACTATACCAGAGCCGCCGGCGCCACCTTGAGGAGCAGGGTTACATCCTGATCCACCGCCACCTCCTGTGTTAGCGTCTCCTGCTTTATCTGATGCAGGTCCAGTTCCTGCTCCACCACCACCTGGTCCAGCTGAACCTACTGTTGGAGCATTACCAAAAGCAGCTCCTCCACCTGCTCTTGTAACTGAACTTCCTGAAATACAAGTTGTAGCTCCTGCTCCACCATTTCCACCAGCACTTGGAGTTCCCGTTGTTCCTGCAGCAGTGGCACCGCCACCGCCTCCAGCAGTCGTGCAAGCACTACTAGGACCACCAGGAAACCCTTGTGAAGGAGTTGTTGAAGGTGTGTTTCCTGATCCACCAGATAAACCTCCTCTACTACCACCACCAGATCCACCATTTGCACCTTGAAAATATGTTGGAGCAGGATTAGCATTTCCTCCTGCTCTTCCACCGCCTGCTGATGTTATTGTTGATGAACCTGCAAAAACTGAATTTGATCCTGAGGCTGGTGCACAATTTGGTGCTGCACCTCCAGCTCCAACTGTAACGGGATAAGGTGATGCAGCAACAGGTAATCCACCAGTTGCAGCAATAGGACTAGATGTATAACCACAAGAAGGTGATTTAGATTCTCTAAATCCTCCAGCACCACCGCCTGCTCCATAGTTTTGAGCTCCACCTCCACCCCCAGCTATTACCATATATGAAATTGTATTAGCTCCTAAACTATTACCTGCACAAGAAACACAGAATGTTCCAGGACCTGTAAAAGTATGAACTTTAAAATTTGTACAAACAGTTGAAATTGTTCCACCTGTAGCTGCTACAAATTTTGCTTGTGCTATAGATTCAAAATTATCATTTACTGGTAGCCACCCTTGTGTTGCATCTACAAACACTAAAGTTTTTGATTCTCTGTTTTCTGAAATTTTACCATCTTCTGCTATTCCTTCTATATTAGATCCATTTCTACCAACTGTAATTGCATTAGTTCCTGCAGTTCCAGCATAATCAGCTAGTGCCATAATATCTCCTGCACTTGGTGAAGCTGGTAAATTAACTGTTATTGCTCCTGCAGATGTATCTATAAAATATCCATTACCACTAACACCTGTAAATCCTGCTGTTTTTTTAGTAGTATCCCAATTAACAGTTCCTGTTCTACCAAAGCCTGTCTGACTTGCACCTGATGCTAAAGCAATCGTATCGCCACTAGCGCCAATAGTAATATTTGTTCCACATTGATTGATGATGTTTCCACCATCTGAAGCTTGTACGTTATTTACTTTTACTGTGCTAGTCATTATTGAAATCTATATCTTATTATTACTATACCAGAGCCACCATTCCCAGCACTACCTGGTTGAGGATGGTCTACTCCTCCACCGCCTCCTCCTAAATTAGCAGTTCCATTTGTATTATTGCTTGAAATACCTGCACCTAAAGAACCATTAGCTGCTCCAAAATCTCCAAGTCCACCTGCTCCTGGTGTTGTATTACGGTTAGGTCCGGGTTGTGGTCCAGCGCCACCTTTACCTGCTCCTACACTTGGAGTTCTTTCATTATTACCTCCACCGCCACCAGCTCTACCTACGGGAGATGCTGTTATAGAGG